AAAGATACTTTGATCCGTGATGTTGACAATGTTGAACAGCTTCACTATATTAGAGGACAAATCAAGTCACTTGATGACTTGCAACAAGACATAATAGACTTGTTAAAAAAACAGGAGCAATAAAAATGACAGAGTCCACGGAGCAACCGAAACGGACTGAGACATTGAAAAACGCTTACAAAGATGAAGCTGAAGTCAAAAAAGTCTTAGACCAAAAAGCAATTGATAAATCATTATTAGATAGATTACCAACACCTACGGGTTATAGAATGTTAATTCTTCCGTATTCCGGTCCTAAAAAGACTAAAGGTGGTTTATATCTTAGTGAACAAACTCAAGAAACAATCCAATTAACGACAGTAGTTGGCCTTGTGCTTAAACAAGGGAATCTTTGTTATAGAGACAAAGAAAAATTTCCTTTAGGTAAATGGTGTAACGAAAAAGATTGGGTTATCTTCGGAAGATACGCAGGCTCTCGATTCAAAATAGATGGCGGAGAAGTGCGGATCTTAAACGATGATGAAATCATCGCTACCATATCTAATCCTGCCGATATTTTGCACCATTACTAGGGAGGTAAAATGGCAGAAGAGCAAAAGTCTCAACAAGACGTTGAGCTAGATACTGATGGCGTTAATGAGGAATCCATTAGTGTCGAACAACCACAAGAACCTGATGATGCATTTGCAAAAAAAGAAAATGTTGATTTAGGTTATACTGATCCAATACAAGAAACTAAAGAAGAAGCTGAACCTGAAGAAAAAAAGGAAGAGCCTAAAACTGAAGTTGAAGTAAAGGATGAGCAAGTTGAACCTAAAAAAGATAATCTTAAAAATAAGCAATCAGATTATCAGAAGAGGATCAATGAATTAGTCTTTCAAGCAAAAGAAGCAGAGAGAAGAGAAAAAGCTGCTTTGAATTATGCTAAAGGACTAAAAAAGAAATATCAGAACGTTGAGTCAAAACTTAACGAGACTGATAATAATTACCTTAAAGAAATCCAAGCAAGAGTAACTTCTGAACAAGATAAGTTAAAAACTTCTCTTAAAGAAGCTATGGAGGCTCAGGATGCTGAAAAGGTAGCTGAGATAAACTCACAAATGACTAAATTAGCTGTTGAAAATGAAAAAGTTAATTTAACATTACAGGAGAGAGAAGCTCAGAAAAAACAATCTGAAGAAAACAAAGACTCACCAAAAGAAGAATCTATACCTGGTGAACAACCTGTACAGGTTAGTCAGAAAGCTCAAGAATGGGCTTCTAAAAATGAGTGGTTTGGCACTGATAGAGTGTTAACTGGAGCTGCTATGGCTATTCATGAAGAACTTGTAGGGCAAGGTATTGAAACAGAAAGTGATGAGTATTATAATAACATTAACAAACGAATGAGAGAGTATTTCCCTCAACAGTTTGCCCAGGATTCGGCTGACAAAGAGCCTGCAGTAACAAAGCAACCCGTCCAAAACGTTGCTGGGGTAAGTCGAAGACAAGGAGGACGCAAGTCTGTGAAACTCACCAAGTCACAGGTAGTTATCGCTAAGAAATTAGGGGTGCCACTAGAGGAATACGCAAAATTCGTGAAGGGAGGAAACTAATGGAAAAGATAAGAACTTCACGCGAGTCATCAACTAGGGCCAAAGAGGTCAGAAAAGTTGATTGGGCTCCTTCATCCAGTTTGGATGCACCACCTGCACCGAAAGGTTTTGCACACCGTTGGATAAGAACAACAGTGCAAGGATTCGATGATACGTCTAACGTATCTAGAAAACTTAGAGAGGGTTGGGAATTCGTTAGAGCTGATACGATCGTAAGTGAGTTAGGCAAAAATGATTATCCAACAATTTCTGAAGGAAAAAATCAGGGGTTAATCGGAATTGGAGGGCTGGTGTTGGCCAGAATCCCAATTGAGATACTAGAAGCAAGACAAGCTTATTTTGATAAAATTACTCAAGATAGGATGGACTCTGTGGATAGTGACTTGATGAAGGAACAACATCCGGATATGCCAATCAATATTGAAAGGCAATCCAAAGTGACCTTTGGTGGTAGTCGCGGAAAAAAATAATTTTTTTGCAATTGCTACAGGGTCTTAAAACTAAAACGTTAAATGAGAGGAAACATAAATGGCAAACGTAAGTGAAAAGTTTGGTCTAAGACCTTACAGAAAACTAGACGGTACACCACTTGTGGGTGCTCAAAACAGATACACAATTGCTAGTGGTTACGCTACAGCAATTTACCAAGGTGACTTGGTAAAAGTTGTTACAGCTGGAAATATCGAAAGACATTCTGCTGCTAACGATGCTGGTAACTCTACTGCAGTTGTTGGTGTTTTTAACGGTGTGTTTTATACAGATCCAACTACTCAAAAGCCAACTTACAAAAACTACTACCCAGGTAGTGTTGCTGCAAGTGATATAACAGCTTTTGTTGTAGACGATCCGGATGCAGTCTTTTTAGTAGATGCTGATGCAGCATTTACAAGAGCAGACTTGTACAAAAACTATGCTGTTACTGATACTACTGGAGTAACTCAAACTGGTATATCGAAAGTACAATTAGATGTATCTAACTCAGGAACTACAGTATCTTTCGTGTTACAAGCGATCGATATTTCACAAGATCCTGATAACTCAGATACAACAACATCAAACGCTAATATCTTGGTGAGAATAAACCACCACCAATATAGAAGCAGAACAGGCGTATAAGGAGAATAAATTATGGCTATATCACGTTCGCAACTAGTTAAAGAACTAGAGCCAGGTTTGAATGCTTTATTCGGCCTGGAATACAAAAGGTATGAAAATCAGCATGCTGAAATTTATACTACAGAAACATCTGACAGAGCTTTTGAAGAAGAAGTAATGTTAGCGGGATTTGCTTCTGCACCAACTAAACAAGAAGGTGCTGGAGTTGTGTTTGATCAAGCTCAAGAAACATTCACGGCTAGATACAATCACGAAACAATCGCGTTAGCGTTCTCAATCACTGAGGAAGCAATCGAAGATAACCTATACGATAGACTTGCAGCTAGATACACTAGAGCATTAGCAAGATCTATGGCAAACACGAAGCAAGTAAAAGCAGCTAACGTATTGAACAATGCGCAAAACACAGCTTTCACAGGTGGTGATGGTAAAACGCTTATTAACGCGGCACACCCATTAGCTACAGGTGGACAGTTTTCGAATGTTCTTGCTACAGCAGCTGACCTTAACGAAACGTCTTTGGAACAATCTTTAATTGACATCCAAGCGTTTGTTGATGAAAGAGGTCTAAAAATTGCAGCTCAAGGTGTAAAAATGATAATTCCAAAAGAATTACAATTTACAGCTGAGAGACTAATGAAGTCTCCACAAAGAACTGCAACAGCAGACAACGACATCAATGCTATTGCTTCTATGGGAATGGTACCTCAAGGTTACAGAGTTAATAACTTCTTAACTGATACAGATGCCTTTTTCCTATTGACTGATGTACCTAACGGCTTAAAAATGTTCGTTAGATCACCAATCAAAACTGCAATGGAAGGTGACTTCGATACTGGTAATGTTAGATTTAAAGCTAGAGAAAGATATTCATTCGGGTTCTCTGATCCTAGATGTATATTTGGAAATGGTAAATTAGTCTAATACTTACTTTAGTATTACGAATTAGAAGGGGCGGTGTTCACATCGCCCCTTTTTTTATGTATAATATAATTCCTAGTATAAATAGATGCATAGACTGGCTAGGCAGACGCTATAGAGACTATTCATCATAACCGCTATAGAGGAGAAAAATTATGGCAAACACTACTTTTCAAGGTCCGGTTATATCCAAAAATGGATTTATTAACACGGGTCCTGCGATGACAGTAAGTTTGACAGCAGACAAAACTTTAACAGTTAATGAACATGCTGGCAAAATTATTTTATTAAACGATGCTGATGGTAAATTTACTTTACCTTCAATCGTAACTACTGCTGATTCAGCTGTTGCTGGACCAGGAGCAGATTTAAACAATGCTAACAACATTGGTGCAAGCTTTTATTTCTATTTTGAAACATTAGCTACTGATCTAGATATTAAAACTGATGGTACTGATAAATTTAAAGGTGCTGTAATGATCGGTGTAGACGATGGTGCTAAAAAAGCTTTCGTACCTGCTGCTACAAACGATGTTATGACATTCAACGGTACTACAAAAGGTGGTATTGTTGGTTCAGTTGTATGTTGCACAGCAATTGATAGTGCTACTTATCTTGTTCACAATTCATTAGTAATTGGTTCAGGTACAATAGTAACACCATTTGCAGACGCATAATAATATGGGTGCTCCTTCGGGAGCACCTAATTAAAATTAGGAGAAAACATGTCAAGTACAAGTATACAGGCAAAGATGTTTAAAGCGGTCTCAGCTGATACAGCTGCTGTTGCTGCCTTACAAACAACTTCAGGCGCTGGCGATTTTACATTGACATCAAGTTCAGTAAGCGATGGATCAAACATGGCTACGACTGTAACTTTAACTTCAGCTGGAAATATTTCTGCTGTTAATTTTACGATTACTGGAACTGATGAAAATGGAGACGCAGTAACTGAAACAAGAACTGGTCCTAATGCAAATACGGTAACTACCACTGAAGCTTTCTTAACTGTAACATCAGTATCTGTAGATGCTGCTGTTGGAACCAACACATCTGTTGGTTTTTCTGCTACATCAACAACAAAAGGAATTGTTTTTGCTGGAGCTACAAGAGTAAGAGGTATGCATGGAGTATCAGCAGCTTCAACAGCTGGCGCAATGATAATTAGAAACACTTCACACTCAGGTGCGAAGAGATTAGAAATTGATGCACCTGCTTCTGCTGGTTTAATTGATCCGTATATTCCAGATGAAGGTATAAGATACCCTAACGGAGCCTACATCGATATTAGTTCAGGTTTTGATAGTGTAACGGTATTCTTTGATGGAAAGTCTCAATAGTTATACATTAGAGCTTTTAAATTTAAAACGTGGAGGCGATGTTCAGCCTCCACGTACAAAAAAATACTATCGTTCTACAAAAAGTGGAGCGGGTATGACAGCTGCTGGAGTTGCAAAATACAGGAGAGATAATCCTGGATCAAAACTTAAAACAGCTGTAACAGGAAAAGTAAAACC